TGTATATCTATTTTCCTTGCCCATCTTTTTTAGAACTCTATTAACTTCACGAACCATTATTGGTCTTATCTGTAAAACTCCTACGGCATTTTCATTCTTTGCATATGCCGTTGAGTCTAGTCTAGATTCTACATACATAATTGCAACTAGCAATGTGTCTATCGCCAATGGCTTGGGAGGAACTACTTCCTCCCGTACCACTAGAACAGAGTCTGTCTGTTGACTTACCTCTGTCTGAGCAGTTTGTGTCTTTGAAGACACAGAACTACTCACATATCCAACCACAGATAATGCTGATATAAATATTAATTTTTTCATTGTCTTAGATTTATGATTGTTACATCTTTCATACTCTCTTTATATTCCTCTGCTCTTTTTTCGCTAGTGAAATATATTTTGTTCGGGTCAAACAATTCTTCTGATTGGTCATCCCAACAAGACCGCACCAACTTCGTTCCGCTTTCGATTGTCCAATAATCATCTCCCTCTTTAAAAGGGTATCCTGATTCGTACCATAATTCATCTAAGCTATAACCTTTGGTTCGGCATATATAGTCTATAAAATTGTTGCAGTGTTTCAGGTCATTGAACTCTTTAGTTAAGACCCACTGCCCTCTGTTCGTTCCATAAGTTATCTTATGTGTATCGAATTGTAATGTTACTTTATACATAATTTTAATTTTTAGATTTAACTGCGGTAAATTTTTCTCTTACAATCCACTTGTATCTTCCAATGTTTTCATTGTAAATTCTGTCGATTGCTTCCCATTTAGAATGTGCAGGTAAGACTTTAATTAGCTTACCTGCATATCTAACTTTGTAGTAGTGTTGTCTCTCACTATGCATTGTGTCTCTCTTTTATGTCAGCTATAATAAGTAGACTTGTCGCATACATACAGAACAATAAGAACGCACATACAACTAGCATTGATACTGCTCCACTCACGCTTTGTAATAGCATTCTAGCATCGTTAAAAAGAATGTGGACTAATAGTCTACCTACCATTGAGAAGACTCCTAAGGTTACTGATACATAAACAATTGTTTCTGCATAATTTCTGATTTGATTTTTCATCTTGATTGAATTTAAATTAATTAATGTTTCTGTTTCGTTCTTTTGAACTCATCAGTGAGGACACTCATCCTCAGACAGAGGAGTAGTGTCTTTGAAGACACTACCCCTTTTAGATTAGATTGCTCTGTACCCATTTCTGAGTAACTCTCTGTCGTACCACTTCTGTGCATCAAGTCTTCTCATTGGGTCAACATAGTCAATAATTGGTCTACTTACTTTGTTGGTTAATATCATCTTTCTAAATGTCTTAGCCAACTCAAGTTTTTCGTTTACCTTGTCCATATCGCCATTGTACATAGACTTAATGATTGGTGTAATTTTCTTAAGAAAAGTATTGTGGTTTCCATTTGGATTGTTAATTGAAAAGTCAAGTAACTCGTAGAACAACTCGTATCTTCTCATCATTTGCTTTACCGATTGAAAACGAGATACAACTCTAAACTCGATTAGATTACCTTTATCTAAACAGAATTGGTATCTACCACCACCATTCATCATTTCTTCATCGTATGGTAGCATTGTTAGATTGTTCTTGCAATATCCATTCTTAAGTCTTTTAAAGAATAAAGAATGTAGTATTCCACAATTCTTTCTGATTGCTTTCATAATCTGTTGACCATTCATTCCCTCAACACCTAATGTAACGTGACCACCACATCTGTAGTCACTTGGAGAGTATTGGTCTTCAATAATTTTTCTAGCTTCAAACATCATATTGAAAACTTTGTTTCTCCATTTACCGCTAGGTAGCAATGGTAAGATATTAGTTATAGCTTCATAACCGCAAGAACTATCTCTTTCAAATCCTTTGAACAAAGGATATTCAGTCACTGCTCTAGAACTTAATCTGTTCTTTTCAACTTCAATACCGATAGTGAACTTAGACTTGTGGTCTCCATTCTCATCTACTAAAAGATTACGTTTCTTGGTAGTCTTTAGATTTGCGATATCAGTATTCTTAGCACCTTTGTGCATCTCTCTTGGCTGAGGAGAAGAATGGTAACGAGACATTCTTCCTCTCTGAGATTCGTTTGAATTTGTGTATGTGATTTCGTTTATCATTTTATCTGTGGTTTTTTGTGTCTTTGAAGACACTGATTATTGATTAATTGATTGTTGTAAGAATTCAATTGCATTTGCAATTTCTTCTAGGTTATTTCCTCTAACATTACCGCTATCATCAATTCTAACCGATAGGATATTTCCTTGAGGATTCTTGTAAGTCATTACGAACAAGAAATTTGGTCTCTCTTGCTCAACTTCAGTAGACTCGATAACATCTTGCTCGGCTTGAGCAATTTCTTCTTCTGTAGCATCCTCTGATACTTCGATAGCATCAAGGTCAATGTTTCTTGAGAATTCAAGAAGACCCGCAATTGAACGATTTGCATCTGTTCCAATCTCATCACATTTTTGGTTAAATGCATCTAGAATTCTTTCATCTAGGTTAGCTACTTTCACTAGCTTGTAGAAAAACGATTTCTGATATCCGAAAGTCTTCTGACCGAATTCGGCTTTGCTCCATTCGATTCCCTCTTCACGCATTTTCTCTTGTCCCTCTTCAGATTCAAACCAACGAACTGCATTCCCAACCAACTTCGATAACTTCGTAGTGTGATTGAATTTAGTTTTGTGTGCATTGTTTATGCTCCTTTGCACTCGTCTCACTTCAGTGAGATTAAGAGCAGTCTTAATTTCCGAACTATTCAGAAATGCTGACTCGATACTTAGTAATTCACTCATTTTATTTGATTTTTAGTTACTTAACTCGCTGACTCTCAGCGACTTAGGGTCGTTTTCTCTTGTTTTTAACTCCCCTTTCTGAGACAAATATACTAAATTTAGTTTAATTATTGTCTAATTCTTAAGAAAGTTTTTGTTCTCTCTGTTGGCGGTCAAATTCTCGTACAATTACTAAGTTTTGTTTAAGTACTAAAATCTTCGCACAGACACAACCTTAACTCTCTGAGAGATTAAGTTTTCTTTTTTAGTTTATAAAAGTGTCTTTGAAGACAAACGTAGCTTAGAACGTAGCTAAATAGCTAGAGATTAGGGGAAGGTAAACGTATAACAGAGAACGAGCAGTGACTCGTTCCCTGTTGCCGCTACAGGTAGACAGGTAGTCAAACAAAAAGCTAAAAAAATCTGACCGCACCGAGAAAAACGAAATCGGTTTGCCAAAAAAATATCGGTTTCCAAATGGGGTGCCGCAGCCGTGCACTATATATTACCTGATGGTTCTATATAACTGATAAAATTTTTTGTATCTTTGTACAAAACGCATTAGATATGAAAATGAAATTTCAAAGTATGGGGGGTCTACGAGTTAAAGACGGTAGACTTATAAACGATAGACCTGACGGAATCACAGGGATTGCTCAAGCAGCACAATTAAAGAAGTCATTTAGAAGAGCCAAGAAGGTTGATATGATGGCAGACGGAATTGAATTAGCTGAAGGCAGAAAAGGCTTCTACAGAATGTAGTTGATTTTGATTTGATTGATTGATAGGGAAGGAGACGGCTGATTACCGTCTCTTTTTTTTTGTACACCTACTAGGACTCGAACCTAGACTCTACTGCTTAGAAGGCAGTTGCTTTATCCAATTAAGCTATAGGTGCATATTCAACATAGCAATGTTATTTCATATGTTGTTTTATTTTTTCTAACTTACTGATTACTAATACTTTATCTTTTTTTATGTTGAAATGTTAAAAAATAGTCTATCATAGATAGAGTATATTAAAGTCTCAATACTACTACTACTACTATATAGAAAGAGAATTATTGCAATATTGTAATTTAGACGAAAGTTAAACATAAAGAATAATAAGGCTAAGATAAAATAAATTCGTATCTTTGAGCAAACTTAAATTAAATACAATATGTCTAATATAGGATATACTCCAAAGAACTTATTGTTCGATGAAGAGGGTAGAAAGAAATTATACAAAGGAATTGAAACATTATCTTCTGCAGTAAAGTCTACACTAGGACCTGCCGGTCAAACCGTTCTAATAGAATCCCCACAACACACACACGGAATAACAGTTACTAAAGACGGAGTAACAGTTGCAAAGTCAGTTGCACTTATAGACCCCACCGAGCACCTTGCGGTGAAGATGATGAAAGAGGCAGCAGAAAGAACTGCAACCTCAGCAGGTGATGGAACCACAACTGCAATTGTTCTTACAGAAGCTTTAGTCAAAGCAGGTGCAGAACTTATAACTGAAAATAAAACATCAGTATTAAGAGAATTAGTTTCTCTAACAGAAACTGTATGCGATAACTTAAAAAAGAAATCGACAAAAGTTACACAAAAAAAATTAAAAGACGTTGCTACTATATCAGCAAACAACGATAAAGAGTTGGGTGCTATTATATCAGACGTATATAAAAAGGTAGGTATAAACGGATTGGTTACTATTGATAGGTCTCAAACATCAGAAACATATTATGAATCTACAAATGGACTAAAGGTTGAAAGAGGTTATGAATCACCTTTGTTTGTAAACAACCAAAAGAAAGATGAGTGTATACTAGAAGATTGTTATATCCTAGTTAGTGATGCACCTATTGAAAACCTACTACACATAGAGAATGTTTTAAAACCTGTAATCTCAGAAAACAAAAGATTATTAATTATTGCACCAACCTCAGCTAATGTAACAAACACTCTAGCTGCGAATGTAATGAAGAACGGATTAAAGCTTTGTACTATTGGACCCCCATCATTTGGATACAAACAACACGAACTAATGCAAGACATTGCTTTAAGTGTTGGTGCCACTTACTATAGTGAAAAGACCGGTGATGATTTAAGCTTGATGACGTTAGAAGATTTGGGTCACTGTGCTAAGGTGATAGTTGGTCGTGACTCAACCGTCATCATTAAAGATGATGTTATTGGAGATGGCGAAATCTATAAAAGAATTAAAGAATTAAAAGAAGCACACAAAAGAGAATCAGATAAAAACAATGCAGAGTTTATACTATCAAGGATTGCAACACTCACAGGTGGTGTAGGTGTTATTTATGTTGGAGGTCAAACTGACCTAGAACAAAAAGAACTTTATGATAGGATTGATGATGCAGTATGTGCAGTACGTTCAGCTTTAGAAGAAGGTATACTTCCGGGTGGTGGTTCAGCTTTAATGCAGGAATCCTATAATATAGGTGATGATACTGTAGCTAAACAAATTTTAGCGAGAGCACTTCGTGCTCCTTTAAAACAAATATGGGAGAACGCAGGAATAAAATATGAAGGTCAATATGAGGCTTCTGTTGAAATAAACAAAATCGGATACAACAATGGGTTCGATGTAAAAGAAGGCAAGTGGGGAGATATGTATAAGTTGGGTGTTATTGACCCGTTAAAAGTAACTAAGTCGGCATTGCAGAACGCAGTGTCTGTAGCAGTAACAATTCTTTCTACCAATGCTATTATAACTATGGCTAGGACTTACGAGGATAAAAATTAATTTAAAACTAATACAATGCCAATTTATAATCAAATATTTGAACACTATAGACAAGAACAACGAAAGATTGAGAAAGCAATCAAGTTGTTAAAAAATAAAGGATTCTATATTAAGGACTTAAAAGAAGATAAGTACCTAACTAAAAAACAGAGAACACATAATGAAGCCAATAGGTAAGTACATCTTAATAAAAGAAATCAAAGAAGAAGTAAAGACTGAATCAGGTCTATTACTTTCTGCGGAAGACACAAGTAACATTAGATATAAGAAAGGTAAAGTAATAGCACCCGGAACTGATGTAAGTGTTATTGATTCAGATGATATTATATTTTATGATTCAAGAGCAGGTTACACATTGATAATTAAAGAAGAAACCTATACGGTTATTTCTGAGAGAGATGTCGTTGTTGTCTTATAGCCTTGTTTAACTTTTTTATATAATTCCTAAACACGGTATCCATATACCCTATGTTTTTTAGGAAGAGAGGATTGTTTGATTTAGATTCAGATATTTCCTCACCCTCTAGTTTTTTATAAACGGATGATATAACTCTAGCTGCTTTATATGAGAGTTGGTATATAGCTTTCTTTTTACCGTGTCGTTTTCTAAACACTTCTATCCATCCCCTCTCTCTTAAACTTTCAAACCTATTCTTATCCCAACTAAGTAGTTCATTGAACTCATCAAAGTCATCTTTGCTAAAGTATTTCTCAGACTTGAGAAACATAAGCATATCTAAATCTGCGGTAGTTAAATCGTATTTTGACTTAATGTAATATCGAACAACCTTCCAATATTTCAAGTAATCAGGCATTCAATTAAATTTAATATCTTTGTAGCAAAGATAATAATAAATATTTCGATATGAGTTGTGAAGGATTAACCGGAAAAAAACTAAAAGACTGTCAAGCTAAAGCCAAGATAGATAAAGCTGCTGAGTCTGATAAAAAGACTAATGCTGAAAAAGCAAAAGCAAGAGCAGAGAAACTTAAGAAGGCTACTACAGATTTAAGTACTTTCAAAAATAACGATGTAGTTAAATGGGAAAAGAAACCAAATGGAGAGAGAAGAACTTCAAGCGGTAGTAAGTTAGCATTTGGAGGAACAGGTTTAGGTAAGACAAGAACTCGTATGGCAAGAAAGAAAAAAGGCAGAAGCTACAGAGCATAATGAAAAATTTAAAACCATACTTTACGGCAGCAAACAAAGTTATGAAGGGTAAACCTGAAAAATTTGGATTACCATCTAACAAACAAATTGCAAATAGTATATATGTTAAATGCGGAAATAAAAAGTAATGGCTAGAAAAGCTAACGTATCAACATATACTAAGACTAAAAGAAAATCTCATTCTCATAATAAGAATGCTAGTAAAGGTCAAGTCAAGTATAAGAAAAAATATAGAGGACAAGGAAGATGAGTAAATTAAAAAAAAGAAATAAGATTTGTTCTAAAGGTATAGCTTGGGCAAAAAGAACTTTTGATAAATATCCATCTGCTTATGCTAATATGGCAGCAAGTAAATATTGTAAAGACCCCAACTATGCTAAGGGTGCAAAAGGAAAAAAGAAGTAATGGGTGAGTTAAAGAAGTGGAGAGAGCAGAAGTGGGTAAGGATTGGAACTGATGGTTCAATCTTAGGTGCTTGTGGTACAAGTAAAAATAAAAAAAATCCTGACAGATGTTTACCATTAGCTAAAGCTAAATCATTAAGTAAATCTGAAAGAGCAGCTACTGCTAGAAAGAAAAAAAGAGAAGGAGGGTTCTCTAAGCAATTCGTATCTAATACCAAGAAAGCAAAGGTTAGAAACGCATAGTGGAAGACGGATTACTCATAGCATTATTATCTGCTTTCGGTGTAAAAGAAATATGGTCGATTATAAAAAAGAAGATGGACCAAAATGAAAGAGAAGGAGATAAGCTTGACCAATTATCTTTAAAGATAATTACAGAGTTGAAAGATAAGATTGATTCATTAGAATTAAAGATAGAAGAACTAATTATAGAAAACACCAACCTTAAAATAAAGGTTGCTAAAATGGAAGAAAGGTTAATTAAAAGTGCAGCACATAGTAAAAAAAGAAGATAAAAGAGATAATGCTTGGTTTGTAGACCAATATAATAGAAACCGACTTCCTAGTGATTGGGTGAAAAATTATAAAGAATTAAAAAAACTAATGGCTTCATTAAATAAAAGAGATGGCAGTAAGTAAAAAAAATATGAAGTGTAATTCGGTAAGACCGAGTACGAGACCCGGAAAAAAGAAAATGGTTAAGGCTTGTGAGAATGGAAAAGAAAAGCTAATTCATTTTGGAGCAAAGGGTTACGGTCACAATTATTCTTCTGCTGCAAGAAAGTCTTTTAAGGCTAGACATAAGTGCGGAACTGCTAAGTCTAAACTAACCGCTAGGTATTGGAGTTGTAAAAAACTATGGGCAGGTAAGGGTGGTTCTACAAAATCTTCACCAAAAAATAGACAAGGAAAATATTAGTATATTTGTAGAATAAAAATATTTAAAAATGAAACAAGGATATAATTCAAGACTCAATGAGTCTTTAGGAGCAAGAAACGGAAAGAAGTCTCAATCACTAAAATCTCGTAGAGATGAATCTAAAGGGATGGAGAAAGCTTCAGGTAAAAGAGCATACTCAGGAAACAAGTCTTCTGCACAAGGATGTTACCATAACAACAATCTTAAAGTTGTAAAACATAACTTTTAAGATGGGTAAGTTATTGGTAAGGTTAGGAATGTGGATGCAAAAGGTTTGGTGTAAACTTTGTTGTAAATGGAATTGGTTAATTTCAAAATTAATCATTGACGTAAACGAATGTCCTGTCGCACAATGTATGTGTAAAAAAGAATCAAAATGAAATCAAAAGGTTTAGGAGATACAATAGAGAAAATAACAACTGCAACCGGAATCAAAAAAATTGTTGATGCAGGAGCAAAAGCATTAAATAAAGACTGTGGGTGTGGAAAAAGGAAAAGAATGTTGAACGACAAATTTCCTTATAAAAAATAATAGATATGAGTTATCAAAAATTACAAGGATATAAAGCATTAGGTGTATTACCTTCAGACGTTGCTAATGTCCCATACCCCGTATTAAAAGAAAATGAAATCGAAGGTTCAACTACTCTAGTAGAAGTTGATAAATTAATTGACAAAAATGGACTTGCAGATTTTATAAGAAAAGGTGTGAAACCCGGAGACATAGTATATAATATGACTTTAGGAACTGCCGCTACAGTTGTATCTGTTGACACCCCTGACCAACTTACTTTAAATGCAAACATTATGCTAAACGTAGGTAATAGTTATATTATTTATCCTGCTAGTGTTATGTATAGTGGAGTACACGATGCTAATAATGGTTGTGTATTATATGTAGGGGATGCAGGAGATTTAACTGTTACGTTAATTACAGGGACTAAGGTTACCTTTAAAAATATGCCTGTAGGATTTGTACCTATTCAAGTAAAACAAGTATGGTCAACTAATACAGATGCAAAAAACATTGTAGCACTTTGGTAATATGCAGACATTAGGAATAGCTATATCGATAAGAATATGAAAACATTTTGGACACAATCATCTACAATGGCAGATGACGTAACGATAATGTATAACTACATTAGTAATGATAAATAATTGGATGGGTGACATTAAAATGTACTTATTGAATATAAGTACCCTTGCGATTTCGATGTCGCATATAGATATGATATTAAAGATTACTTTGTTAATATTGTCAGTAGGGTATACGGCACAAAGGTGGTACCTGCTAAACAAAGAATCTAAAAAGAAAAATGAAGATTGATAAACTCATAGTACATTGCTCTGCAACTCGTGAAGGTCAACACATTACAATAGATACAATAAAAGATTGGCACGTTAACGGAAGAGGTTGGAGAGATGTAGGATACCATTACGTCATTTACCTAGACGGTACAATTAAAAAAGGTAGAGAAGATAATGTTCCCGGTGCTCATTGTAAACAGTACAATAGAAGCAGTTTGGGAATTTGTTATATTGGGGGGGTTGAGTCTGACGGCAAAACACCAAAAGATACTAGAACTCAAGAGCAAGTGGACAGTCTTGAGTCTTTATTACTAACTTTAAAAGCCATACATACTGATAGTGTCGTGCACGGTCATAGAGATTTTGCTAATAAAGCTTGTCCAAGTTTTGATGCTACCGAAGAGTATAGGTACATAAGCGAAATGGAATATGAAAAAAATTGTTGAATGGTTCGGAGGTAGTGTAGTCAAAGACATAATGGGAGGTCTTGACAAACTCTTTACATCTAAAGAAGAGAAAATATTAGCAGAGAATGCTATTAAGCAAATTTTAATTCAGAAAGAATTAGAGTTGCAAAAAATGCAAACAGAAATCATAGTTGCAGAAGCAAAAGGTAATTGGTTACAAAGAAGTTGGAGACCAATATTAATGTTAGCTTTTGGTTTTATAGTAATCTATGTAAAGTTTGTTGCACCTTTATTTGATTTGAAAATCCCTGAGTTAGAAAATGAATTTTGGAACTTATTACAAATTGGTATAGGTGGTTATGTTATAGGTAGAACGGGAGAGAAAATGATGAAGTCTTATTCAGAGACAAAAAAATAATCCTTTCTTTTTTTTCATTAACTTTGTAACATAAAAAAAACTTATATAAATGGCTAGAATATCTACATATCCGATAGATACAGAATTAGTTGGAGCAGATAAGTGGATAGGAACAGATGCCACAAATAAGAACGCTACAAAGAACTTTACCTTGTCAGCAGTTGCAGATTGGATTAATACCACTGCATCAGTTGATTCTCAAACATTAAGGTATAGATTTCAGGCGGTAGCATATAATTACGGAGCAAAAAGCAGAAAATTAGGTAGTATATCTTTTGACCCAAATGAAGGAGATACTGTTTTATTTGATTCAATATCAGGTTTTGTCCTTAGTTCATATTCATTAAAGTATGCTAGTCAAGCACCACCTGCAGATATTTCTGATTTTTATACAGGTGCACTTGTGAATTCCATAGTACTTATTTCAAATACAGACGACATAAGTCAGTATGCAATATACACTTGGGATAGTGCAGTAGCTAGAACAAACAATCCCGGATTTTGGGATATAGGTCTTACACCTATTGCTACAAACGGAAGCTTTCAAAATACTAAAGATTATTTCATATCTTTGTTGACATATAATCCTAGTGCAAGTGGTGGGGATAAAACCTTTGTATTTACACAAGGTGTACCGTCTATGAATTGGGTAATAAATCATCCATTAGACAAGTACCCATCAGTATCAGTAGTAGATTCATCGGGTCAAGAAGTGATATGTACAGTAGATTATATAGATACGCAAACAATAAACTTAACATTTAATGCGGCTTTTTCAGGACAAGCCTTTTTAAATTAAAATAAACAAATTAAAAAAAAAGAATTATGGCAATTAGATTTTTAGATGCGATAGATTTGACAGGATTAGAAATGACTAATGTCCTTGCTCAAAATCTACCAAGTAACCCAACAACTGCTTTAGGAGAAGGTCAGTTTATTTATGATACCACTCTGCAAGTTTTTAAATATTATGCAGGTTCTACTAAAGGGTGGATTGCACTAGATGGTCAAGGTGGAGTAACAAGTGTATCGGCAGGTAAAGGTCTTTCCGCTTCAGCAACAACAGGAGCAATTACAATTAGTCCTGACTATTCATCGGCAACTAACATTATTTTATCAGCAACCAATTTAGTAGGTACTGTTGTTCCTGTAGAGGCACACATTATTTATTCAGATAATAAGAATGTTGTTAATTTTGCTGCAGTACAAGATTTACCTTTTACTGCTAACACAGGTACAGTAACAGGAGTATCAGGAACTGCTCCAATAGTTTCAAGTGGAGGTACTTCCCCGGCTATTAGTATTAATGACTTTACAGGTGCAAACGGTTCGGCTGCAGGAACTAAAGGTGCAGTACCTGCACCGGCAGCAGCAGACAATGTTAAGTATTTAAAGGGTGATGGAACTTGGGCAACTATTCCTTCAGGATTCGCAGGATTTGATATTAGCGATGGTAAAAACTCATTTGCAGTAGCTTCAGGAAATGGTGTAACATTTGCTTCTGCTGCAGGAACTATTATATTCGATGCTGCAACTGCATTAACAGTAAATGCAGATTTAGAAGAAGTGTCTTCTGCAATTGCAGGTGCATATACTTCAGCAAACATTACAATTGATAAGTATGGTAGAGTAACTGCCGCAGCTACAGGTGGAGCAGGAACAATGTCTTCATTCAAAGCTGCAGGTGATACAGGTACTGCACAATCAATTGGAGATGGTGACACATTAACTATTGCAGGAAGTACAGGTATTGATACGGTAGCAAGTGCTACAGGAGTAGTAACTGTAAATCTAGACCTATGTGAACTAGATGCACCGAAAGGTGATATAGACCCAACTAAAGATACTTTAGCAGGATGCTTTGGTAGTGCAAATGGTAAAGTTGTTATTGACACCATTCCACTTTCAGCCTTTGCTAAACCGGGTGGTAACTTGGATATGAACAATAAGAAGATTGTTGATATGGCTGACCCAACGTCAGCACAAGATGCATCTACAAAAAATTATGTAGACACTACATTTGCAGGTTCAGGTTCATTAATCTACCAAGGTGGATATGATGCAACAACTGCAGCACCAACAACTGCCTCAACTAAGAAAGGATTTACTTATGCAGTAACCAAAGGTGGTACAGGTGTACCTGCAAACTTTTGGAGTCCTGCTTTAGAAATTGGTGATTTAATTATTGCTAATATAGACAATCCTACAAGTGCAGCAGATTGGACAGAGATTAACAAAAACATTGATGTTGCAACTGCAACAGTTCAAGGTATTGCTAACTTCCCAACTGCAGGTGGATTAAGTGTTACTGCAGGAGCAGTAAGCATACCGGTTTCAGGAGTAAAAGCAGCAACATACGGAGCATCAGATTCTGTATCACAAATAACTGTAGACGATAAAGGTCTTGTTACAGGAGCATCAGATGTTGCTATTGCAATCGATGCATCACAAGTAAACAGTTTCTGTACTGAAGTTGTTTCTTGTCAAACTGCAAGAGAAAAAACAGGTACAATCGGAAACGCTACAAGTTGGCAAATTACTCACAACTTTGGAACAAGAAATGTTATGGTACAAGTTTATAGCAACACAACACCATATGATAATGTGGAAGTAAAAATTGCTAGAAGCACTGTAAACATTGTAGATATTTCAGTAGCTAAGAATCCGGGAGCATCAGCATTAAATTATATGATTCAAAAAATAGGCTAATAAATGGCATCATACATTGAGTTTAAGGAACCTATCTCAGTTTCTACCGACATAAAAGTTGATGGAGCGAGTTTGGATACCGGTGCTTTTATCCCAAAACAATCATTAACAGTTAGCGGACAAACACTTAGTATTAGTGATGGTAACTCAGTTACTATGCCAACTAATACCGGACCTCAGGGTCCCAAAGGTGATACCGGAGCCACCGGTCCAATAGGACCAACAGGCTTAACAGGTGCTACCGGACCACAAGGTCCTCAAGGTAAAACCGGTGATAAGGGTGATAAGGGTGACACCGGTCCCGAAGGTCCCGAAGGTCCACAAGGACCAATAGGTTTGACCGGTCCCGAAGGTCCACAAGGACCACAGGGAGGAAAGGGAGATAAGGGAGATACCGGTGCTACAGGACCACAAGGTCCTGAAGGTCCTCAAGGAAAACAAGGTGACCAAGGAGTAAAAGGAGATACCGGTGCACAAGGTCCTATTGGATTAACAGGTCCCGAAGGTCCTCAAGGACCAAAGGGCGACCAAGGTGACGAAGGTCCTCAAGGTAAAACAGGAGATACGGGTCCTACAGGACCACAAGGTCCTGAAGGTCCACAAGGTCCTAAAGGAGATGAAGGTCCAAAAGGGGACACAGGTTCTCAAGGACCAAAGGGTGATACGGGTTCTCAAGGTCCTCAAGGAGTTAAGGGTGACACAGGTGCAACAGGTCCTGAGGGACCGGAAGGTCCTCAGGGTAAGACCGGTGATAAAGGAGATAAAGGCGACACAGGTGCAACGGGTCCTGAAGGACCACAAGGTCCGGCAGGTGCAAAAGGAGATAAAGGCGACACGGGTTCTACGGGACCTCAAGGTCCAAAAGGTGACACAGGTGCAGTAGGACCGGAAGGACCGGAAGGTCCACAAGGTCCGAAAGGTGACACAGGAGATACAGGTGCTACAGGACCTCAAGGTGCAAAAGGAGATACCGGAAGTACCGGACCGGAGGGACCAAAAGGTCCTCAAGGTGATAAAGGAGACACGGGTGCTACAGGTCCTCAGGGACCCAAAGGAGATACCGGAAGTACCGGACCTGAAGGACCCAAAGGAGATACAGGAAACACCGGACCACAAGGACCGGAGGGACCTGAAGGACCTCAGGGTAAAACAGGAGATACGGGTGCACAGGGTCCGAAAGGAGATACGGGTGCAGAAGGACCTGAGGGACCTCAGGGACCTAAGGGTGATACCGGTTCGCAAGGACCTAAGGGTGATACCGGAAGTACGGGACCGGAAGGACCGGAAGGACCACAAGGTAAAACAGGAGATACCGGTGGTGTTGGACCTCAAGGACCAAAGGGAGATACAGGTTCAACCGGAGGAGTAGGTCCTGAAGGACCACAAGGACCAAAGGGAGATACAGGTTCAACCGGAGGAGTAGGTCCTCAGGGACCTAAAGGTGACACAGGGTCAACAGGTGGTGTTGGACCTCAAGGACCTAAAGGGGACCAAGGAGATGAGGGACCTAAAGGTGATACCGGCTCTCAGGGACCACAGGGAGATAAAGGTAATACCGGTAACACAGGCTCAACAGGTCCACAAGGACCACAGGGTGAACCCGGTGCAACAGGTGGTCAAGGTAAACAAGGGGACCAAGGTGTTAAGGGTGATACAGGTTCACAGGGTCCTCAAGGAGTAAAAGGTGATACAGGAAGTACGGGAGCAACGGGACCACAGGGACCACAAGGACCTGCAGGTGCAGATGGTGGTGGAGATATTTTTCTAAATGGAAAGGCTACAACAATATCAAGGCAAGAGTTTTTTACTGATGGTAAAACTCCATACTTGCAAATAACCTTTGAAGATGGAAGCACTACTTGTATACTGCTAACCCGATGTGAATTCTAATAGCATTGTACAGATGATAATCTAAATGAAAATTTACTATCTTTGTAACTAATAAATAATTAAATATAAATCAAATGGCAAAAAGTAAAAAATTAACAGAAAAAGAACTTACACAAGTTCAATCAATGCTTAACGCATTTAACCAATTGAAAATGCAACTTGGGGATGTGGTTTTGCAACAGAAACAAATTGTTGATAATATCGACAAGGTAAAAGAAGACTATAAAGTAGTCGAAAAGGAATTAACTAAAAAGTACGGTGAGGATGCGGTAATCAATCCAAAGACAGGAGAAATTACTAAAAGTCCTAAAGAGACTTTAGAAAAAGTAAAATAAAAAATGGCAAGAATAGCAACATACCCTGTAGATGCAATACCAACTATTAACGACAAAGTAATAGGTACTGATGTCGATAATGAGTTGATTACAAAAAATTATAGGATTGGAGATATTCTTGCGTTAGTACCGGGTGGAGGTCTTTCCGTTCAGTCACTAAACACATTAACAGGAGAACTTACTTTACTAGGTACAGGAGGCATTACTATTAGTGCTTCCGGTACCGACATAACTATTGATGGTTCAGCTATTGGTGGTGGTGGATTAAGTAAATTTGATGTAACAGGTAATTCAGGTACAACTGAAACTATTGATGAAAATCAAGACCAATTAACTTTTAAGTCTAATGATTTAGTTATACAAGGAAGTAATTCGGGAACATTTGATTTCAACTTAATTAACCAAGGTGTAACAGGAACTTATACCAATGCTGACATAACTGTTAATGCTCAAGGTATTATTACTGCAGCTTCCAATGGAAGTGGTGGTGGTGGTGGTACACCGGGAGGTGCAGTTTCAGATGTTCAATATCACGGAACAGGTGGTGTGTTTGAAGGCAATCAATACAATACTTATGTATTGGGTAGTAATTTTTCAGAACACCGTCTTGGTGGAAAAGAGAAAGCCGGTCAGGTAACTCTTGATACTTATGGTGTAGGTGATGCCATTAATTATGGTAATGCAGCACTAGAACACAGAGGTGGTAACTATGTACACTTAGCAGGTTCTACTGAAGTAGGTGCCGGTGATGATTATTATATACACTTTCCAACAAAGCAAGGTGGAGCACAACAAATTTTAGAATCTGATGGTAATGGTCAATTAAATTGGATACCAACCCCAACAGGTGGTGGCAGTAATGACAAATTCAAATATGATGCAGCAGATACTCAAGCAGGATATTGGAGTGATAAAGTAACAATAGGTTCAGGTTTATCAGCTTCAGTTAATACTGATGTATCAGGAGTTAAAACAATAACTATAACTGCTCAATCAGTTAATACAGTAAATAGTATTAAAGTAGGTAATACTACAGAATCAGGACTCTTTGAGTTTACAGGTTCAGGTGTGACTATGGATACTACTACTAGTCCAACTACTATTAATTTTGCAGGAGGAGGAGGAGGTACTCCGGGAGGCTCTAATGGTCAAATACAATATAATGACAACGGTGCATTTGGTGCTAATGTAGGTTTTACGTTTGATACAACTTATGCTAAGTTAACATTAGGTAAATCTGCTGCTCCTACAAGTAAACAAGGTTGTTTAAGAATTGAAGGAAATGGTACAAACTTAGGTGGTAAGATTGAATTAGAAACAGGTCAAGGAAAGGCTACTCCTGAAATTATTACAGTAATGGCTCCTGACGGGGGTGCAAAACAGGAAATAGTTTTACCTGATGCATTACCAACTCTACAATCTCAAGTATTAGCAGTTAAAAGTATTAATGGTTCAGAGATTCAAACACAATGGGAAGTTTCTTCAGGAGGTGGAGGAGTAACTCAAATTGTTCCGGGAACAAATGTAAGTATTAGTCCCCCTTCAGGTTTAGGTGCAGTTACAGTTAACAGTACACCTTTTCAGATGAATAAGGTTATTGAAGATAAAGAAAACAATAATCAAACAATTAATCCCGGTTCACAAACAGTAATACTTTTTGGTAAAGGACAAACAACACCTGAAGTAACTATTACTTCCTCAGGTGATGTTACATTTAATCTTCCCGGAAAGTACATTGTTAATATAGGTGTTAATGTTGTTAATCAAGATATTACAACTCAATACGCTGCATTTACTGCAACATTAAACGGAGGTCCTTATTTGCAAACTTGGATTCAACAAGTATCTGATACGGTAGCTTCAGGTTGGGAAGTTAGTTTTCCTGTAGAAACTACAGTTGATAATGTTAGATTGCAGTTACTTGCAACAATGTCTAATCTTCAAGGAAGAGCACAAGCAGCACCAACAGGTGTGGGAACTATGCCTGATGCACCAAGTTCGTGGATTGCTATTCATAAATTAGCGTAATGGATATTAGAAAGATTTCAGTAGGACCTGACTATAAATCGGGTGCAATGCATTATTTAGTTGGTCAAGTAATATTGAACGGAAGCTATGTTATTCATTTAATTAAATATGATATAGAAAGAGATTCAATATTAATTTATATAGAGAATGACGGGGAAATTTTGTTGTGGAAAGAGTTTACATCCACAATGCCTGTATCTATTGAGTATAATATAAACTTAATATAGAATGTCAGATTTAGCTAATCAACAATTACAAGAGGAACTTGAAATTTATACAGAACAAAAGAAGCAACCCAATCTAACATTCGAGCAAGAAATGGAACTTGCAGATAAAATCCATAATATTAAAATGAAATTAAATGGAGTCAAGCCAACTGATTCACACATAGATTGTTTTGGTTGTGGCTCATAAATTAAATTATGAATTCACCAACTTCTTTTATTGTAAAGCCTTTAAAGGGTAAAAGATACGATAACACAAAGACTTACGGGAATATTGATTTTATAATCAGTACGTCACAGGAGGACCATAGGTTTTCTAATAGACAAGCTGAGGTTATAGAACTTCCTCTTGATTATAATGGACCTATAGAGAAAGGAGATAAATTACTTGTACATCATAATGTTTTTAAATATTATAATGATATGCAGGGAAAAGTTCAAAGTGGCAAAAGTTATTTTAAAGATGATTTATTTTTTATAGATGAAGAACAATACTATGCATATCATAATGGTGTAGAGTGGAATGCAATAGATAGATATTGTTTTATTAAACCTGCACCGGTAGAAGATTCTTATATTTATAAACCATTAAGCGAAGAACCTTTAATTGGAATTGTAAAATATCCTAATGAATATTTAAAATCTAAAGGGGTTACAAAAGGAGTTAAAGTGTGTTACAAACCTGAAAGTGAATATGAGTTTAATATTGATGGAGAAAAACTATACAGAATGTTTGACCATCAAATAACAATGATACTTTGAGAACTATATCTTTATTACATATGAGTTATATTTTTTGGGAAGACGAATGGAATGAGCACGATGGCTCACCTATTCCAATAAGAAAAAAGAAAAGATTTAAAAATGAAATCAAAAGAAATAAAATTAAAAATAATAGAAGCAGGTCACAGGGCAGTGGAACAACTGATAAAGGTGGCGAAGGAAGCAATTATTAAACACGACCCTGAAGATGACTTATCTGCTGATAGATTAAAAAATGCAGCAGCTACAAAAAAGTTAGCAATCTTTGATGCTTTTGAAATATTAAATAGAATAGAATCGGAGAAAGAAGCTATTGAGTCATTAGAAAGGGGAGCCAAAAAAACAGATACAAAACAAGGATTTGCAGAAAGAAGGTCTAAATAAATTATATAAAGTACTTGAAGGTATTGTACCTAAAAATGTTTTAACGTCTAAGAACAAGGCTAAAACGTGGGAATATGGATACAATTCTAAATATGATTTTATTGTCATTTCTAAAAGCGGACAAATAGGAAACATAATTTCTATTCAAGGACTAAGTATAGCACTTCCATTAGAACCAAAAAAGTGTCTTCAAAGACACTCAAAAAAAGAAGAACAGTATTGGGAAAGACAAGAACTGCCTAAAGCTTTATCAAAGATTCAATCAATATTTCAGTGGAATGAAATGTCCTCAGAGTTTAAAGATAGGTGGGTTGATTATATAGAGGAAGAGTTTGATAGAAGAGAACAAGGTTTATGGTATATGTCAAACGGTATTCCTACCTATATAACAGGAGCACATTATATGTATTTACAGTGGACATCTATTGATGTTGGTTATCCTGATTTTAGAGAAGCTAATAGATTATTGTTTATTTTTTGGGAAGCTTGTAAAGCTGACACAAGAAGTTTCGGAATGATTTATTTAAAGATAAGACGTTCAGGATTTTCTTTTATGTCATCTTCTGAATGTGTAAATACCGGAACTCTAGCTAAAGATTCTAGAGTTGGTATACTGTCTAAGACAGGTTCTGATGCAAAAAAAATGTTTACAGATAAGGTTGTTCCAATAAATAGTAGACTACCATTTTTCTTTAAACCTATTATGGATGGTATGGATAAACCTAAAACAGAACTAGCTTTTAGAATTCCGGCTGCAAAGATAACTAAAAAAAATATGTACGATACAACCAATGATGAGTTGTATGGATTAGATACTACAATAGATTGGAAGAACACAGATGACAACTCTTACGATGGTGAAAAACTTTTACTATTAGTTCACGATGAAAGTGGTAAATGGATAAAGCCTAATAATATTTTAAATAATTGGAGAGTAACTAAAACCTGTCTACGTCTTGGTAGTAAAATTATTGGTAAATGTATGATGGGTTCTACATCAAATGCTTTAGATAAGGGTGGTGACAACTTTAAAAATTTATACAATAATTCTAATGTATTAAACAGAAATGCCAATGGTCAAACCAAAAGCGGTATGTATTCACTTTTCATCCCTATGGAATGGAATATGGAGGGGTTTATAGATAGGTATGGAATGCCTGTTTTTAAAAATCCCGAACAAGGTGTTGAAGGAATTGATGGAGAAACAATATATCAAGGAGCAGTAGACTATTGGGATAATGAAGTGGATTCATTA